CGAGCATTTGATGACAGTCCTTGACCAGCAAGTTCGTGTTCAGTAAATAGTTTACCTTCTTTATCGCCAATTACTAATGCATCATTAAGTGCAACCATCTCAGCTTTGCTAAGCTTCTCGATAGATGGACGTACAAAGTTAGTTAACAACTTTTGGTAGCGACTGCTTTGATTAATGCCAACTACTCGTTGTGAATATAATTCACTAGATGTAGACAATGCCCAATCACCCATAGCAAAACGTGCTGCGCTATTAATATCACTATCAGAGTATTTACCTACAATTGAATAATCAAGAGTTTTATTGATAGGCTGCTCAACTAACCAACCTGTCTTTAAACCCTTTTCAGCATCTTCAATAGCGGCAAGTTCATCACTAACTACATCTAGTTCTTTTTGTAACGTAGCCAATGAAGGTTTAATACGTTTGCTTTCAGAAGCAATCATATTCATTGTAGCATTACCTTCAACCACTTCATCTTGTAGTTGTTTGATGTGGGTGTTAAGCATAGTGGCAATGTTCTTGTCCACTTTGCCTACATCAGCACTCATTCCTAACGCTGTTAGTCTACCTGTAACTTCGCTTATAATGAGCTTAAAACCGTCTACAAGCTTCTTAAATGTCTGTCCTAGTATAGTAGTAGGTATCTCGTCTGTAAACGCCCACTTAGCAAAGTTCTCAGCAAAGAATTCACTGTAGCTAGATGCCCACTTGTGAATTTGTGATTCATATGCTTGGTACACACCAACATTACCACCAGCCCATTTATCAATCCAGTTGACCACTAAGTCTTCTGCATTCATAATTGAACGGTATTCTAACAGTGCTTCAGGTGGAAATGCATCAGTAATGGATTTATTAATTCCATCACCTTTAAACTTAATGTTCTTAGCACGTAGCCATTTATTAAAACTGCTATTAATAATGCCAAAGTATTTAGTAGCAAACTCTGCTTCAAATGCATGACCATACTCATGTGCAAAGTTCTCCATATATCTGCGTAAAGATATAGGAGATGTATCAGTGCCTCTACGCATTACAATGAACGATTGTCCATTACCATAGTCATAATGTACAGCACCTGAAGACGTATGCTTTTGTTTAATGTGTGCTACTAAACTACGTACAGTTGGGTCTTTACTCTTAACCATATCCTCGTAGTCCATGACTACAAGTTTACGGTTTTCCATACCCAAACTCTTACCAAGCTTGGTTACAAACTCAACAACAAATGCTTTCTTAACACCATCAGACATTGTGATGTTGCCAACAGTAATTGTTTTAGGTGCACTTTGTAAGGCGGTAAACGATTGATTGAAACTTGCTTGAGATAGAGTAGTTGGTCTACTTACAGGAACTTGACTAGCAACACGAATGTTACCAGCTTCATCAACCACTGTTTCATTAGCCTTAATGTAGTCACGCACAGATTGTGCATGTCCTGCAATAGTTGAATCATCCCAACCAGTTACACTTTGTAACCAAGTTTTAATCTCTTTATCACTCTTACTAGTAGCGGTCTTGCTACCTATTTGATAGGCGGCTTTATCCACATCATCTTCAAAAGACAACATGGATGTTTTATAACGAGGCTTACTATCTGTTAATGACTTAGGCGCAGGAGCACGTTCCAATGGTGGAACTTCTGCTTCTGTAACTGCTTTCTTAGTAGTTTTCTTTACTTTAGACTTACCAACTTCTTCTAAGATTTGTGCTTCTAATGCAGCTTTACGAAGTTGCAAATCTGTCTTAACACTCTCTTCAACCAAGAAGCCAGTGTTGGTAGTATCTGGCACTACCTTCATATTAATAGAACCAGTAGGATCAGAAACTTTAATGTATGCTTCTGCGGCCTCTTTAGTTAAGAAACTAGTTGATGTGTCTGGTTTATAAAATACTTTACCAGTAATGACTAAACCATCCTCAGACAATGTAAAATTATCTAGAGAATGGATATTAGGATTGTTAGCCTTAGAATAAATACGTTGTAAATTCTCTAATTCTATAGCAGCTTCAGATGCACGTACACCTTTAGCAGAAATTACATCTTGTAATTCTGCAATAAGTTTTTCTACAGGAGCACGAATAGTCTTTTGTAAGTCATCAGCCGCAGTTGTAATTACATCAGGTAATACTTTAGCGGCATTCATTGTCACTAGTTTACTTAAGTCAATAGCTGTAGTAATACCAGTGAGTTCACCAGCCACTACACCTACGGCTTGTAGACGTTGTTTGTTAGCTACTTGTGTAGCAATCTTAGCTGTCTCTGCAGCCATAATTGCATTTTTACCACCCGATGCAGCTAGTGTACGCTCTACGTTATTAATAGCGTTAGCACTTTTAAATAACTTAGCTGATTTAAAAATAGCAGCCCCACCAGATAATGCAGCACCTACTACACCAAGTCTATCTAACCAATCAGATAAGCCATCCCATGATTGTTCTTCGTTGGTAGCAACTTCTTGAATGAGTAGTGCAGCTTGCCAATCTGTAATTAGCCAACTATCTTTTAAATCTTTGTAAAGATTACTTAACCACTCACCTTTTTCTTCTTCTGGTTGACCATTAAATGCAGCTTGCAAATAACTTTTAGTTTGTGATCTACCTGTAGCACGACTAATGGCATCAGCAGGTACACCATACTTAATAGCAACTCTATCAATAGCAGCACCTTGTTCAGCCGCCATTGGTGTAAACTCATACAAGAAACCTAAACCTACACTAGACCAACTCTTACCATCTTGAATGGCTTTATCAAGCGTAGCAGCCGCACTAAGGCGGCTAGAGATACGAGCAGTAGACTCGTTAATTTCATCAGGAGTATTATTAAATAATACAGAAGGATTACGTACAGCAGTTGTTTCTACTGCTTGGTTAGTTAACTCTTTAAGTTTAGCACGTACTTCATTAGCGTTATTAGTACTGAGTTCCCCATACATTTTATTACGTGCAGCAACACTATCTAATGTCTGTTGAACAATATTTACATTACCTTCATTAGCAGCTTTAGCAGCTAAACTACGATCAATGGTATTTTGTTCAGGTACAGTTTTACGCCAGTTTTCATCTACAAAGTGATTAAAATTAATACTGTCTGGTACAGACACTTCACCAGTTGCAAATGCAGCAATACCTTTTAATACAGAGTAGTTACCTACATTTGTATCAGGAACAGGTACGGTATCTTCGGCAGTGTACAAACTATTTTCAGGTTGTATTACACCATCTTCTTCGTATAATGCCATTATATTGTACCTTTATTTCATTTTACCAGTGGCTTTACCGTATGTACCTGCTACACTACCTATTGCACCAAATATAGTAGCTGTAGTTTGGTATTGAGATGCACTTATAGCGGCATTAGTAATGGCAGTATTTTGATCTGCAATGTCAGACATGTAACTTAAATTACCTGCAAGTTGACTACCCACACTAGATATACCTCCTGCAAGAGCACTACCACCCATACCACCTGTCTGTGCGGCTACGTTAGTCATAGATGCTTGTGCCATACGTGCTTCACGAATTTGTTGACGCACACTACGAATGTTTTGAATCTCAGCTTTACGAGCTTCAGCAGCATATTGATCTTGCTGTGCTTCTCCGGCTTTATAACTACTATAAGCAGATGCAGCAGTAGCTGCGGCAATTACCCAAAAGACTGGCATATTATTCTCCTTCTTGAATAAGAACTTCGTCTACTTTAGTAGCGTCAGTCTCGTCAGTTGCGTGTACACAATACCATACACTATCTTCTAAAGCTTTAATGGCGTGATCTACGCCTTTAACAATGTTAATGCAAGCTGGCGCAGTATATTCATCAGCATCATCTTCAAATAAAACAATTACTTTACCTTTAGCTAAAATAGATAAATGGTCAAACTTATGTTTATGTTGTACTGCAATTGCACCTGCATCTAAACTTACTTCTTTAGCGTATAGGTTCTCTGAAAAATAATGCTCTATATTAGACATTAGTATTACCTATAAATGTTCCTGTCCATCCAACAATCTTCATATCTTTACCATCTTCGCTAGCAAACTTAAACTGTACAGCTTTACCTCTACCCCGTAGTTTATTTTTAGAAATAACTAATGGATAGCCATCATCAAAACTATCTAAAGGATTTGCAAAGAATGGACGTAGTTGACGATATACTTGTACATTATCAGCCCACTTGCCGGGATAACCATTGTCAGTAAAATCATATCGACTTTGCATCAAGCAACCACTTTGATTTAGTGGGATTGCACTAGCATTAAAAGACGTTTCAGTACGCTTCATAAACACTGTAAGATATTGACCTGTTTTAGCACGAGCAGGGCCATTACCACCCATGTTATATCCAGTAATAAAGTATGCTTGTTGCTCATTACCAGCAGTGTTAAATGAATACCAGTCTTTAAACTTAGTGCTACTATCTCTTGTGTTAGCAAAGTCACTGTAAGTTACTGAATAATTGTTACTAGTAACTGGGTGTAATGATAACACTTTATATAGTTTGCGTGTGCCGGAAACATTGTTTATATATGCTGTAACTGTATCTGCGCCTACAACCACTGTATCTGCGCCAACTAATACCCCATATTCGTTTGTAATTGTATTTGTTTCTTTAGTAACTTCAATAGAAATAGGAATAACACCTACAGTTGTATTAATAGAAAACCAATACCAACTATTTAAACGTATGTCAAAGGCAAGAATAGTGTTTTTGTTGAATCTACCACTATTAGTACTTGCAGTAACTGTGTTTGAATATAACCAATAAATAGTTTTATCTGTAGCATTGTACGCACCTTCAGCATATAATTTACCCAACACAGGAATGTCTTGATAAAATGTTTTAATGTTTTTGTCACTAATATTAGTAGCAGTAAATTCTACAGCATTAGCAGCACTAACAGCGTAAATACCACTGTTACTCCAATATAACAAACTATCTTCAACAACTATAGCAGCTTTACCACTAACACAACCTACAGATGATACCCTATCAACTGCGTAGTTAGATGCTTTAAATCCCTGATCTACACCAGAGATAAACCACACACCGTTAGTTGCTAGCACCATGATGCCACGGCCTAATGGTTGCATTGCTACAATCTCACCTGCTTCTGGAATCTCTACAGTGCCACCATCATCATCTTCTAGATCACTAATGACTTCAGATGTAGGATCATTAGTTTGATATGCATTACCTACTTTGTCTACAGTATCCAACACTTGACTAAAGAATACAGTGCCTAGTAAGTCAGATGAAGTCATACCTGCATACCATGTACGTCCTGCAAAGAACGCACATACTTTAGGCCGATAAGTAGTATCAATAAAAGGATCAATAATAAAATGCCCTTTAGGGGCAGGAGAGTTACCAAAGTCTTGTTTATTTAATACAACACTATCAAAATTATCATTGGTATCTTTACCATAAATCCAACTTTTAGTATTAGATGGAAACTTATCAGCATTAACGGTTTTATATGAATCAATTTGCGTATCTGTCCAACCTTGGTTATACAAGTTATATTTAACATCAGCAATGTCAATACCTAGTGCTGTCCATTCTGCTTCAGTGTATTCAACATCAATTGCTACAGTATTACCGCTATTGTCAACTAATGGTATACCTTTAAAATCACGAATATTAATATCAATTGTTTCAACAGCAAATGTACCCCAAGCACTATCATCACCAACTACAGGAGTATATGTAATAATAATGGGTAAAGTGTCAGCACTAGTAACAATGAGTCTACCATATGTAGATGCAAAACTACATAAAGCAACACCAGTTACATTAGTATTGCCGGGTACTTTATAAGTGTTTAAATCAATGCTATATACAGTATTACGACTTGCACTAGTAGAGCCAGTAGACGCATTGTAAAAATGTAAATAACGACCAAGTTGCGCTACAATAAAATCCTTGTTACCACTACCTGCTACAGTAGACCAAGTACCTGTAGTAAATGCCCATAAGTCTTTTTGATCTGACGAAATAGCTGCTGCATGTAAAGCGTAATCGTCTTCGTAATCTAAACCATTACGTCGTTCAAGAGTACCATCCATCTGTGGAACTACGTTTACACCTTCTTTGTAGCTATTCTCAGGAGTAATGAAATAGCCGCCTTCAGTGACTAGACCACCTACAAAGGTAAACGCATCCTTAACTGAAGCTTGTGCTGCCATTACATTACACCTTTCCACTTATGACGATTAACGTCATCTTTAGTTGGTTCTTCTTTAATGCCAAGTTCTTGCTTAGCTTTATCACCAGCTTGAGCAAGTTTAGCTAAACGTTGTTGACGCTGCATAGCGTCTTCTTTACGCACAGGCTTCATCGACTTCAATGCCACGTTGTCTAGCAATTGCTAAAATACGTTCTTTACGAGTAAAGAATCCTTTAAGTTCATCAGGTACTTGACCACGCATTGTATATCGTGCTAAATACAAACCCATAGGAGTACGATCAATTGCAAGTTTGTTTACAATACCTGACTCAATCATCTCTTCTTTACGTTCTTTAGCTGCTTGTTTTTTCTCTTGATGTTTGTCCATCACTTTATCGTATGCAGTTTTATCGTCCATAATTTACCTTTGTATTGTACTTAGCTTCACCATTCTCATTCTTCCAGCTATCATTACGCATAGCCATACGACCACGTGTAGCCTTACGCTCTTCACGAGCATTAGATTGTTGCTTTAAGTTTACGAATGCTTGACTCTTAGCTTCAGCTAACAGTGTTGGAAAGAACTTCTCTGGAATTGCAGGAATAAAACTATCTGTGTGTGTCCAGTTAGCTTGTTGTGTGCCGTATGCATTGCTCTTACTAGCTTGCAATGTAGTGTCAACAGCAATGTTATAGCCATCAAAAATTAAAAACTGGTCATCATAACTAGTCCAATATTGTGGGTCTTGGTTAATGACATAGCCACTGCTATTAATAACACCTGCTTGCGCTACACGATTATTAATAATGTCTGTAAATGTTTCAGGGTCAGTCCACTGCACATCTTTTTTATTATATTTAACCCACTTAATTTTATTCCAAGTATCTGGAATCTTCATTTTAGTTGGGTTGTTAACATCACCTAGTCCTTGCAATGGTGCAAGTTGAAATAGAAAAGGCCAGTCACGCTGGCTAATAAGTTCAAAGTAGGCTTCTTTAACAAGTTCAGCTACTTGTACAGCTTCAACAGTTTCGTCAATGCTATCTACAGGGTCTGAGTCAAGTGCAGAAAGAATGTTCTGCGTCATGTCTAATAGTGTAAGTTTTGCCATATTATGCTCCGGCAAAAATTGCGTTTAATTGCATGGCATACACACGTACATCACCATTTGCACCATTATTTAATGCATATAGTTCTACATAATCATTAGTAGCCATATTAATAGTGTTTGTACCAGACAAACTGTGCTTATTACCGGACTGTGTGGTAACTACACAGTGAGCATTTGTTAGAGCACCATTTTTATAAATAGCAAGAATAATATCTCTATTAGCACCAGCCGTTGTATCTAAAGATACAGAGTAAGTAATTGACATAGGAACAGTGAGTGTTCCTGTGTAAGTGAGTCGTGCAGTTGTTGCTTCTGTAAACTGCAAAGGAACACCACCTGCTGAAGTAGTTGGAGCAAGTTTTGTAAATACAGAAGGATATGTTAATACATAAGGTGTAGCTAAATTATAAAAATCAATTTGACCATGTGGAGTACTAAAGTATTTAAAATTACCTGTACCATCAACACCTACTACTTGTCCATTAGTTCCATTACTAGCTAAACCAGTTAAACTAGTTGGGGGTACATCTTTCCATACGCCAGTACCACTACCATTGGCTACATACACTTGACCAGTTGTGGCAGTGGACACTCCTTTTGGCTCGTGTAAATTAGGGTCAGTCAATACTGAATGTTGAATATTTGCCAATTTATTTCTCCAAAAGGAAACGGAGAAACCCCTTGTGAGAGTTTCCCCGTTAATTTACATTAAATGTAACTTACTACGAAGGTAGCAGTACCTGCAGTAAAAGTACCAGTGAATGCAACATCCAATGTATCGGCAGCAGCATACACTTTACCCAAACCACGGTTAGTAGCAGCATCACCAATGGCATAAGCACCAGCAGCACGAATGGTAGCATTTGCAGTCAAGTTAGCAGTAGCACCTTGAGTAGCTGAAATCCAGCCATCAGGATCAGTACCATCACCAAACTGTACATCAGTACCACCAACCCATGCAGTGCCAACTTTCATCACTACATCTAGCACAACAGAGCCAGCAGGGATGTCAATAACAGCACCAGAGGATTGAAAGGTAATAGCTAGATGAGCCTCTTTAACAGCACCATCAGTATCGTATACACCAGCAACATTACGTTCTGGAATGTTAGGGCCAAAGCCCACAATCAGGCCATCAGCATTAGCCCAAGTAGATTGACGAGTCATTTTAAATTTCCTTTATGTGTTAGTTAAAAAACACTAGGAGTATTCCCCTAGTGTTAATTAGTTTAGATTGTTGATTTAGAAATGATGGACACCAAGCACTCAGGGCGATAAAGCTTGAGGCCAAAACGTGCGTTCATCACATACTCATCACGACGCAAATCTTTGTTACGCTCGTATTCAACACGAGGCATCTGGCGATAAGCACCGACGAAGGGAGTCAAGTCACCACCAACAGACATAAAGATGTTAGTCACTGGAGATGCAGGAACAGACACGCTATTGATAGTTGTATCAGTAGGTGTAGCCAAGAAGTTAGAAACATAAACGTCAAAGCCGAAGATGTTTTTAACGAAGCGCATACCTGTTACTTCATTCACGAAACCACCGTTAACAATACCACCGAATTGTGGGTTGTTAATGAAAGCTTGTGCACCAACCAATTGGTTGAACACATACTCTTGTGATGGGTCAATGATCGCTACACGGCTACCACCAGCTTGTGCTTTATCCAAGGCAAACTTAGCTTTAGCAAAGTCATCCAAAGACAAGACAGTGTTGGTTGCACCTGAAGCCACAAAGCGGTGAGCAGCACCGTTAATGGTATTCAAGTTGTTAGCAGTTTGTGTATTGGCGAGAGAGAAAACAGAAGTCTCCAAGTTCTCATCCAAAGCACGACGCATCTTGGTAGGGAACATACCAATGAGTTGTTGAGCGTAGTAGCTGTCTTGCTTAGCCTTATCAGTGATATAGGTAGCAGATTCAACATAACGATCAATCGTGAAGTTGAACTCACCAGTGTCCATTGCGTCATACACAACGGGGGTCAGTTCAGCAGTTTCACGCATTGGCAATTCGCCAACAGACGGAATAGTAAATTGGTTGCCATCAGGGAAACCGTTGAGCATACGCACATAGCGTGTACCCATCAATTGCTCTTGCAACACATCTTTTAGTTCGGCAGACCAAAGTTCTGCACGAACGAGGTTTTCATTAACCTTTGCGTAATCAACACCAGCCATTTAAATTCTCCTTATTGACCAAAATATAGGGTCGGGTTTTTAGAAACAGTTTGTTGTAGTTTATATTGGAATTCTTGTGACCAATAGGTATTAGGATCATCTTTACGGACTTTAGCGGCCCATTCTTTTGTTCCTTCAACTCTACTTCGATCACCTCCACTAGAAGCTACGGAAGTTGTATTTACAGAACCTGTATCAAAATTATTTGTGGGTAGTTGAACACCATTAAATAATGACACAAACTCTGTCGGATCATTTGCAGCTAGTTCCATAAGAATTTTAGCCTTTTCAGGTGTAGAAGCTTTTTGCTTAAACATCTGTTCTGCTTTATCACCGAATTTCTCTTTCATAAGAGCATCAGCCCTAAGCAAATTGCCATTCTTACTATCTTGCTGTTTACGACCCTCTAACGTCCTCTCTACAAGCTGTTGCACAACATCAGGGGTTAAGCCCTGTACAGGAGGATTGTCGGCCTCTGGTGCACCACTTTGTTTCGACATACGTTCCAAAACTTCATCAATGGTTTTAGCGGAAGCTGCTTGCTCACGTAGTCTACGATTTTCCTCTTTCAAGGTTTCAATAAACTGGTCAGCATTGTTATATGCTTTAGCTAAATCATCTGGAGTTTTGTATTTTTGCTGTTCACCCACTAGAGCAGTGAAAAGCGATCCATCAGTTGTCGCTGGTGGTTGATTAGCGGGAGGATTGTCGTTCTCACCGTTAAAGATTGTTGCATTGGTCATGCGGAAATTCCTTTAAAAATTGGTAGCCTTAGAGTAGGCTATTTGAAAAATGTCACTTTTTAGCTGTATCAGGTAACATTGAGACAATTAAATCAAATGCTTTCATCTGTCCTAAATTGTACGCCAATTTAGCGTAATGGTTAGGACAGTCAAAATCATCCTTTTTAATACTGTTAATATCTTCTTTTAATACTAGTAATGTTTTATATAAAGCTTCTAAAGTATAACTACTATTATTCCAAGCTTTAATAAACTCTTCATTACTACTATCTTTAGGTTTATTATTTAGTAATAGTTTATTCATTATATATCCTATTTATATATATATTTATATAATATAATTAATACTATATAATATATATATTATACTACCACAATTATTGTGGCATGTCAATAGGTGGCCCTTCGGGGTTAATAGTTGCTTCAGTTTGTATATCTTCAGATACCTGATTCATCAATCGCTGTGTTTCAGCTTGTTCAAAAATCATAGCATTGTCTTGTACAATACGGTAGTTCTGCCAACCAAGATTTTCTTCCAACGCTTTGGCAATAGCCTTACCACTAATGTGGGCAGCAACTGTAGGAATAGCTTGTACAGCAGTTATTGTCTGCGACAACTCTTGAATAAATCTAGCTTGTTCACCGTAGTGACGAGCACCTAATGGGTAGATTTTACCAGCAGCCATCAAATCATCTTTAGTCACTTCAACAAAGGATACAGTACCATAATCTTCATCAACTGAACGAATACGCTCTACACCTTCAAAGTTACGTACAGATTCAGCTAACATGCCATTAAGTAGCGGTTCTAGAATGTTACGTTCAAACCAACTTACCTTGCTTTGGAAGATACGTCCAGCAGCGTTCTCTAGGCTCTGTACTTCGTATTTAGTCTTCTCTCCGGGGGTACGTATACCCATAGCCTGTTTAGGTGCTCCTGCAAGCTCTTCCATGCGGTTCATAAGCTCGTTAATCTGGAGGTCTGCTTGCAATGCTGTAGCATCAGGACGCATAAATTCCAAACCACCTTCGTCACCAACAAACACAGTAGCTCCGGGTTCGTATTCAAACTCCTCTACAGTGTTACCTTTAACTACCATAACAGGGTAGGCAATAAGGTCAAATACGTCAGCCTTCAAGTTCTCCAAGTGGTCAATACGATATTGCATACCAACCAACTGGTCTAGTGGGCCTTGTGCCCACAAGTTATCTGTACGCAATCTCCAACCACAATGGAACATAGGTTTGCTACCTGTCCACATTGGATTAGGTTGTTTACGTAAAACCCACTTACGGTCGATAATTGTTACTAACTGGTTGCGTAAAAGCGTCTTCGTGTCGGGATCGTAAATATCTCCCCAGAACTCCAGCAACTCAACCATGTCGCTTTCTAGGTATTCATCAGCACTACCAAAGCCATCAATAGCCATGTTTAATTCTTTTTTGAACTCAGGGTCATCACGATAGTTTTGACGGAATTGTAATGCTTTGTCTAGAACATCTTTGCTGTAATTTAACGCTGGTTTAGTTTCTATGTCAGTCATTAAATCACCTAATGACTTAAGCATACGACGCACCACAGGAGTCTTGTCAAAAGTCTCAGCTAATGGATTAAACACCAAGTCTGTAGGGTTAATACGATAGGCTTTAGGGCCAATGTATTTGCTTACAACATTACCTGTACTGTCGCTAATAGTATCACGAACGTAGTCATAAGTAACAACAACGTTACCAAAATCAATGTAGTCATATACAAGTTGAGAAACAAGAAGCTGAAAGTTAGATGCTTTTAACTTCTGTTTCATGTAGTTTGTAATGGCATAACGCTTTTTAGTAAGTTCTACACCTTTGTCTGTAGCTTCCCAGAAAAACCAATTCTCAGATGGAAACAACGCAGCCATATAATTGGCATGTAAGTTGTCTCTAATCTGAGTAAGTTTAGGAGTAACTGTAGAGTTCTTCCAAGGAAGTTTGCTGTTACTAGTTTTACGTGTATCTGTAGCAAACAAATAGTTACGTAATTCTTGTTGGTCAGATTTCCAAACAGAACGGTTAGTATCCCACTTAGTCCACATGTCAGCAATTTTATTTGCTAGTGCATCGTCATTAAAACTTACTTGTACGTTTTCGTTCATATTTTCCTCTTAGTAGGCTACGCCACCAAACTTTGAATTAAATGCAATAATGTTGGATTTTTTACCCCATGATCTATTAGATACTGGAGACTTACAAATCTCTACACAAGCGGCTAAAGCGTCTTTAACGTCATCATGTTCTGGATTGTTCATAATGAGTTCTTCTTCTAGTGTTTGGCAATTACCACCTTTATAATGCCAAATTTGATTGTTGCTATAACGTGGTTCTAGGATAGATGCAATACGTTCTGCTTTGTTCATTGTCCTAGGAGGATTGTATTCATCAATAGTAAAGACAATGTTTTGACTACGCATGTAGTCTCTAAACTGGCTAACAATGAGTCGTTGTGCAGCTACAACCTCACATCGCATCTTCTTAAATCGCCATTTACGATATACGGTTTCTGCTTTGTCATACATTACAGAAATCTTATTTGTTTTAAATCTATCAATGTCTAAAACATAATAGTTGTTATCTTCGTCAATGCCTACCACTGCAATGACTGTATAGTCTGAATTGTGGTTAACTGTGTACGCAAAATCCATAGCTGCATACACGTGGAGAAGCTTATCACCAAAGTACCAAGCACCGCTAAAATTCTCAATTTTATCTCTTTCGTAATAATTAAATCTACTACGATCAATGAGTTGTGTTTCAACTGCATTGGGATTATTGTAATATTGGGCATAAAACTGTGTAATGTCCAAATATTTTGCTTTCTTGCGAGCAAGTTCTTTCTGGTCAAAGCCGAACGTCTTACCATCTGTACGACGTTGTTTAGGCCACAAAAACTCACCATTAGTTTCTACAACACGTTCAAACGTTTCGTAGACTTCATTTTCTACTTCTTCATCCTTAACATCATCGTAATAGGATTCAGTCATTTCCATCATGTCTTTGTACAAATCACCGGGATGGTAACGAGTACCTACTGCCCATTCTTTTGCACCAGTAGATTCAATGGATGATAGTTGCGAATAGAACGCCCTCACTTGGTCGCGACCAATCTGTGAATAGGCATTATCTGGAACTACAACGTCATCTAGTACAGCAATAGAACAATGAAGCCCTGTAACGTTAGCTGTAATACCTGCTGCTTTAATAGTGGCATCACGAATACCCTCGGCTTTACGCTTAGGGTGGTCTACGCTAATCTCATCAACAGCCCAACGCTCTCGCTTACCTTCCATATCATTAACCATCTCAGGCCAATAAAAACGATAGATGTCAGACAATAGAATGTCTTTAACAGCTTTTAATTGCTTTTCAGCCAAGTTAGCTGTAGCAGATACGTACAGTACAGTGGCTTCTGGATTCTTTGTAATGTGGTGTGCCACACGATAGGCAATCATTGCACTCTTCTGGTGGTCACGTGGAAGCAGGACAAGCTGGTTGTCCTTTGCATCTTGACGCTGCCACCATGCACACAATTCTTCGTGCACTGCACCAAGTACTCGGTGTGGTGCAACTAGTCGAATAAACGTGAGTAAGTCTTCCTCTGCCGCTTGCTTTACTAGTTCTTTTTCAGACATTACCATTTAACCTTATCTGCCCAATATGCAGCACTCATCTTGCCTTTAGCAATGTTGCTTGCATGTCGTGCTTTAAAACTCTTTTGTCGTGCTGTAGGTTCTTTGTCACCTGATACACCTTGTTGACCAAAGCGAATAGTTTTTACTTTATCACCTTCTTTAGCTACAACAACGTGGCTTTTAGTTGCATGGCTAGGTGTACGTTTTGGTTTATTGAATCCAGCAACACCAGCACGTTCTAATCTAGGGTCTTTAGCCATCACTTACCTTTCTTTGCAGTCTTTGCAGACTCTTTAAAAGCTTTAGCAGTAGGAGCACCTTTAGTGCCCGGTTTACGCATTTTTTCTTTACTGCCTTCGGCTATCCGTTTACGTTTGGCGTTAATATTAGCATACAATCCGGGTTTCATTTCATAGCTCCATTTTTCTTACGAGGAAAACTGCGGTTAGAAGTCTTACTAGTAACACGTAAATTAGACTTACCATTACCACCACCTTTACTCAGTGGCTTCTTATGGTCAACATCTTTACCGTCACCCTTAGATACTTTACCTTCACTCTCTAACATACGACGAGCACCATTACGTTTAGCTCTATCTTTTACAACAGATGGTTTACCATCATATGCCTGTTGTTTTTTATAATCACGTTTACCGTTTGTCATGTAGGGCATATCAACTCTCCAACAATAGGTATTCACCAGTTTCTAGAAGAATATCGTCGCCAGTTTCTAGTAACAGATTGTTAGCAATAGCAGCACCCACATCATTCCAAAACCGTACAATCATATCATCCACTGCGCCAGTGTAACCAAAGGATAAAAGATATGCTTTCCACTTGTCTTCTACTGCACCTACAGTGTAACCTCTACCAGTTAAAAACTGATCTTCAGCGTCACGTAACGAATAACTTGTCGCACCATTGGCACGATAGAAGGACAACTCCATGTCTTCTTGAGTACCTGTGTACGACAAACCACGCAAGGCATTCCATTTAGCCTGTGTATTAATAGTCATTTACGACCTCCAATTACAATACCTAAACGAGCCATATCACCTGCAATTCGACTAGGGATAGTGGGTAGCTCCACCTCTTCCTTTTTAGGTCGTCCTACGGCCTTTTTGATGCCTTCCTCGGCATATCCTTTATCAGCCAACCATTTAGCAGCAGCAGTGCCTCCGGGTTGTTTAGCGTGACTCTTAATTTGATGTATGGCTTCAGAACGAAGTTTAACTTCCAACTCTGATTGCCACTTGTCTACATGTGGTTTAATTAAAGGATGATTACGCACATCCAACCAGTGTTCCCAATCACCCAACAACAATTGTGCAGGTTGATATTCAGACGGATCACGGCAATCTAGGAAAACATCTTTCCATTCTTGAAGTGTGTATATAGGCCTGAACTTAACGTCAGGACGAGCAAACTCTTTAAACAATTGCAATATTACTCGTTTTCCACTTCCGTCAAGGAACTTGGTTCGGTCAACCATTCTATTCTCCTAATCATACCTCTCGGTATTTGATTGCGTCTTGCAACTACTCCATCTGCAATAACACCGTTAGTAATTACTAGCCCTTCAGGGCCATCGTATAAAACAAATCCAACTTGTTTACATAACACAGGAGAATATGTAAAATCCTCCTCATGTTCTGTCCACGCAGTTACGTCAAGTTCAGAAGCATCTTCCCAAATGACGTAAACTAAATTCATTTTTTAGCCTTGTTCTTGGCTGTTCTTTCACCACGTTTAGGCTTTTCTCTACCAGCTTTGCTCATAGCAATGGCAACTGCTTGCTTTTGTGATTTACCTGATTTCATTTCTGCTTTAATGTTTGCAGAAATACTTTTTTGACTTTTACCAGAGGTCATGGGCATATTAAATTCCTTTTAAATAAACTGTTTTACCATCTTGCTTAGTAGCTGTAAGCACTTCGCACTTCAAATCTTTTTCATCGTAACTTACATGAACCCAACCACTATGCGGTTGACCTTCTGTATAAAACTCTAGAATGAGTTGTGTATATTTAAAGTTATCTTTAATATATAGAGCAAGTTGTTTATTATCTAGTCCGGGTGCTTCAATATCAGCAGCCATACCTAAACAGTGGTCACTTTTACTACTTCCACCAATTGCTGTGTTAAGTTGTGGGGAACGATAACCGCTACTAATAGTAAGGGGGCCAAACTTATCTCGTACAGGTTGCAACACATTATTAACCAGTGCTTGCAAGTTACTAATAACACTTTGTGTAGGTGTGTTGTCAATGTTACGACGAATGGCTGTTTCTGACTTAGTAAGTTCGTCTAGTGAAAAGTTGTAAGATAGTTTCATCGTTTAACCCTATCTGCAATCTTCTCCATTGTCCTACCACCAAAATAAAAAGACATAACTAACATGCCCCATTGCCCTAGCAACTCTACATACGCACCACGAGTTTCATACTCAAAGATAGATGCAATGGCAAATCCTGAATACGCTACAAGTAGGAACACTAATGTCAATGGGCGAATGTTCTTACTCATCCACGAATCACTAGACATATCTGCTTCAGCCCGTCTAGTTACATTCTCTTGCTCTACTTCATAAAGCTTGGTTTCATTAGCCAACTTAGCCAATTCACCATCTTGTGCCATCTTAGTTAGCTCAAATTGAGCCTTAGCCTTTTGCTCCGGATCAGGAATAAGTTTATCAATGAGTTTAGTGCCCACATTTAACAGTGCATCTAGTCCTAGCATATTACTCCTTATATAAATATCTGAAAACGTCGGTAGTTGTAACTACTTTCTAACTCAATCGTATTTTGATGAGCACGTTTGTTATACAATTCAATTTCTAAATCAAGTGTTTTACGTTCAAGTTTATTTGCTTCTAGTGCATAATGGTATTCTTCTTGAACCTTCTCAACAGCCTTTTCAAAAGCCACTGTAATTACACCTTGCTTAGGTTCAACTAATGGATGCCATTTATCTAAGGTAATCATTTCTTTTCCCTTTCAACAGCCCTAGCATAATAATAAAGAACCTTAGCTCTTAGTTCACTACTATCTGCTACACCAGCCCACATAGCTAAGTTATTCCACAACGTCACAAGTTGTTCACTACTACAATTATCACCGTTAGTAGTAAGCCATCTAGATAGTTCTATGTGTCTTAGTGTTGGTTCGTTTATGTTACTTAAACCATAAAAATCTGTTAGTATACAGGGTCTTGGTTGTGCTGATACTAGTAACACAGCAAACAGCATTACTAGTATTAGCTTTTTCATTATTGATGTAGTTTATTTTGTATAGCAAGCCATATAGCACCAAAGAACGCACTAACAATCAACAACAACTTAACTGTCTTAGCAATCCATTCCAACACAGCAAAAGCACCCTTGGCTGCAACAAATGCATCCACCATGTCTTTTGTATCTTGTGCTACCTTGTCAACTTTAGATTCAACAGTTGCAAGGCGGTCATAGATTTCTTTGTGGCTTATTTCTTCAGACATAAACTACTTACGCTGGCTGTGCAACTTCTTGTGCAGCAACGTATGCAGCAATCACTGCAGGTGTGTGAATAGAAGCAGCAATTGCTTGCACTTTGGCATCTTCACCACTTACATCAGCACCGGGTACAACAACGTGGCGGTGGAACTTGCTACTGATTTCCTTGCCATCTTCTTTGATAGCGGTCTTGGTGCGGACTTGAATGCAGCCGTTTTCAACAACTTCAATTAGATCAACAGATATAACTTTTTCGAGAGCCATAATATTTCCTTTTTAGCAGTCAGTTGCGCCAGCAAATTCTGGCAGGGTTTTCATGTGATTGTAGGCTTGCGCTATGAAGTTTTTACCATCAAGATTATGCGTAAATATAAACTCACCTTTTCGCAATAACTTTTCTTCAGCAGACTTAAAAATTCCGTATGTAACTTTTGAATTTGATTTTGTACACTCAACAAAAGTCACTTTGATATAACAATCTGGAAATGTTACATCAGTGTCAAAGTTGCTCATCAACGTAAAAGTTTTCTTTAGTGCCATTTGATTTTCTCCTTACGAATTTAATTTAGCTACATTAAGAAAGCTGTTTGCTTCTGTAATTAATTTATCAGAACCAGAATTTTGGTAAACCTCAACAGATAGCAAATCCCCTGCGGCTAATTTTGATATGCAGCTAAAAGAACTTATCATTTCGTTGCCGCTTGTTGCTACAGTTACAGGGCTGTAATAAGTAGTTGTAGACCCACCAAATCCTTGACGAACGCCCACAATTCTAGTTTGCAAATATTGAGTTGCATTTGTCCAAGTAGCAACCTGAATATTCCAATTAAACAAAAATGTGCCCGCATTTAAAACAGTAATTTGGTTGGTTGAAGTATTAAAATAAAGTTCAGAAGCAGCGTTCCCTGTTCCCTCACTTATGTCAAATTTAGTCCAAGTTGCGGTTGGTATTGTTTGAGCAACGCCAAAAGGCCAACCTTGAATTTGTGGAAAATCTCTGCTTGAATGAGTAAACCCCTTGTTGCCAGGCCCACTCACTGTTGGATCAACAACCGTGCTAACACCAACATCGAATAAATAACAACCCGCAAACGAACTGTTAATTATTTGGACATTTTCACAACCTCCCCCAATCCAAATAACGAAGTAATTTGGCAATGAACCATGTGTTCCATCGCTATAGTTTGGCAATGCGCCAGAGCCTTCAAAGTAACATCCGCTAAATGTTGATCTATCCGAAGCATCCATACGGATGATTTCAGTTACATACGAAGGTAGGTTTGCGCCACCAAATAGTCCAGCAGTAATATATGTGGGGAGAAACGCGGTGTCTGTGCCATTCCAACTAGAGTCAAACTTAACACCATGAAATGCGTTAGCAGTAACAGTTCCACTTGCTTGATACATTCCATACCAAGTGCCTTCATATTGACCAGATGTAAATTCGTTTGCGTTTACATTGCCGTAAAGTCTTAATCCAAAACGGATATTTCCATTTGCAACTACATTGGTAAAAGTGCCCCAATAAGTTGCGCCTCTAACATACAACCCTGAACCTGAAGTAGCCATTGTGCTGGCTAAACTTACGTTAGTAATCACAGGATATAGAACGTCAACAACTGATACCACAGCACGTATTGCATTGCTGTTGGTGTTAAATACTGACATATCCCGCAAGCCAATATTTGAAACGCCATTAAAAGCAATACAGTCATCACTAGCAGCCCCATTGATTAGCAAAATTGTTCCTGCTATATACAAACCAGCAGGAAAATATCCGTACTTCATATTCCCATCACCAGCCAACGTAATGCTTGCTGGTATGTTTAATTTTGCCGACAACCTGTATTGACCGCTGGGTACATAAACAAGCCCTTTGCCGTTTGCTACTGCAAAAGCAATAGCTGCATTAAATGCAGCAAGGTTGTCAGTCCCCGCAACAGTTGAAGTTGCTACTGTCCAAGAACCATCAGCTACAGCACCATGATCTAGTACATTGACTGCTGCCCCCGCAATCATTGAAAAAGATGTTTTAGTAAGACTCATTTTTTACACCTTAAACAATGTAGGTAAGAGTTATCATAAAGTAATGATCGGCTATTGGGAGCATATTTGTCAAATTCCCCGCAGATGTATTCATAAAAAAACTTGCCGTATTGTCGTTATTATTGGCTTGAATTACCGGATATAAACCAGCAGGCAATGCTGCGTTAAATATCCGCATCGCGCCTCCAACGGAAAAAGCAGCCCCCTCAGAACCATTTGCCACAGTAAAAGGTAGAGTGATTTTCATAGTCCCCGATGGGCTAGATACGGCAGATATTTGAAACTGTCCATTGATTGTCACTAATCTGCCAACTTTTGTATACGACATAAGGTCGTTAGCACTTGAAACAGTAGCAGTTCCACTGCCCATCGTAATCACTGCCGTAAACGTACCTTCTTCATAGTCAGCCAGCAACTCACTTGTGCCTGTGCCAGATGTGGCAGAAAAGTCGATGCCTTTGCCAGATGTGCCGATGACTAAGTTATTTTTAACTGTAACGTCACCAGTTGTTTCAAACTTTAGCATCGCTGGAATTGAATAAATTCCAATTTGAATTGGAACGTTGCTCCCAGTAGAGTAGTCACCCAAAATTTGATGGCCCGCATCGCCCGGTGTAAAAACAAGTTGTTTTGTTCCATCAGGAGAAAATCCTGTATAAGCTAAACCAGCTACATTTCTGCCAGCAGTTAGATTAGCAATTGATACTTTTTTAGTCGTGCTACTTTGTACAATAGGCAGTACTTCAGTTCCTGCTAGTGGGGTTGATGCACCTGTTAGTGCGGAGATTTTTAAGTCAGCCATTTATTTGCTCCAATTATAGAGAACGATATGTAAAGTAGAAGGTTACTTGACCTGCAGTCAAAGTACTTAAATTAGCACCAGTTGCGGTGGCATAACCTGACCAATTTTTTGCTGTGGTTGTGTAGTATTCCGTACCAGCAGAACCGCCATTCCAATAAACACCACGATTTTTATATTTGGTATTTAATGTATCTGAGGTTAAATTCATTGTTTCAGCTAAAATTCCATTATCATCTGAGCCATCACCAACCGTAATATCCAAATCAGTCATGCTTGGTGCAACAAATAACAGTTCATTAACCATTGTTACGTTAAGCAATAAAGACTGTGCTGGTTGTTGCCAGAGCACAGCATTATCTGTTGTAGCTGCGGCATTAAACAAATCAGAATTAAATGCTTTTGTAACTGCAACAGTTTGTACGTTGTAGTTGTTAATTTGTTGGTAATAGCCTTTTGTGCCAAGATTTAATGCTTTACCTTGAAAATCTGTCAAAACTGTTATGGAATCTGCGGGTGCGTTGGTTGAATTATCAGCATCGCCAATAGACATGAATGAGCCTAATATTGGACTTACTGTTCGACTAAGTTTTCCAGCGCACCAGTTGCCAATAGAAGTGGCGCTCACTGGTTGACCATAGTTGACAGCATAATCATTAGCGTCAGTTACTTGTCCTGCGCTTAAATAAAATAAGTTTGCTTGAACAACGCAACCAGAAAGAGCAAATGCGCCTGACGCAAGTTGCACTTCGTATGCTTGACCTAACGCTGTTCTGTTAGCCTCAAAATAATTACCAGTAATTAAAATGTCTCTACCACCGCTAAGACTAATGGGTCTGCCTTGCAATGATTCAGCAGTATTGTCAATAAAATTGAATGTTTGAGAAATACCTAAAACAACGCAGTTGTAGCCACCATTGAAATAACAGTTTGAAAACGTAATGTCGTTTGAAGTTGTGTACTGTAAATTAAAGAAATCACCATCCCAATTACGCATTTCACAAGCCAAGAATGAATACGAAAACGTATTGATTCCTGATGTATTCATGCACTTAATTCGATTGAATCGGCAGTTCTGAAACTTAACTTGAATGTAAGCGCCATCAGTTACAAATGCGGCAACTGTGCGATCATTGTTATCAAACACAATGCCTTCAAACGAAATGTTTGAAGATACAGACTGAACTGTGTGATTGGCTGTTGCTGAGAACATCACAATTGGAGTTGTAACGTAAAAGCCGGGCATTTTGCCTTGACCAATAATTCTAAAATCACCTAGTTTTAAAGTTGTAACGCTTACACTTTGGTCAATTTTAATTGAAGATGTTAACTTACATTGACCGGGAACAAGAAGAGAAATAGGTCTAAGAGAATCTGTTAGGCAATAATTAACTGCGGCTTGAACGGCAGCGGTGTCATCAGCAATACCATCACAAACAGCTCCAAAGTCTTTAACACTCACACTTTCACGTAACTTACTCTGCACGTTGGTTGCTACAGCACCAGTGCCAGCAGGATTGTAATGTACTAAAGATGCGTTCAAATTGGCAGTGTCTACGCTTTGGTTACTAATAACCATAACCAATGCACCGACATGTAATCCGGCTGAAAAGGTAATTGTGTTGTTATCTGTCTCTGTGTAACTAGTGCCGGGATATTGGCGCACACCGTCCAAATATACAGCTAAGTTGTTACTGCCTACGTTGTACGTAAAAGAGGCAATGTTAAACACTGTCTGACCAGCAGTGGCAACAAAGTTTTCCCGTAGGGAAGCAATGATTCCTGTAGAAGCACCTGCAACAATACCATTTACTTGACGCAAAGTGACAGCATCAGAATTATTTAGAGCATCAGTGAGGTTAATGATGCGGTTAGAATCCATGTCAAAGTTAGCATCCATACCATTGGGTGCTGTACCGTCCCTAGACAGGGTGTTCTCCAATGCCGTTTCAATGGCATCGAAATTAGCATTCAGTGCATCAATAGACCCATACCGACTACCGATTGTATTTAATGTGAGTTTTGCCATTGTATTCCTAAACAAAGAAGTTTAGTGGGGGAAAAATTAATTTTCTGAAAAAATTATATTTAATGGTATGCTTAGACTTCCTTTAAATACAAATGTCACTTTTACTGTAATTTGTTTAAACCGATTTAAACGCGCTATAAGCGATTTTAAGCTATTCAGGCTACCTATCCCTTACCTAACCCCTAAAAGAAGCTGTAAACCCCCTTAAAATCAATTTAAACATGATAGTGGTGGGTGGGAGGGAATCATTATTAATGTATTTCAAAGAATAATTACTGGATAGGTTAATTATGTGGAGATAATTTTACACGTTAGTGCAATATAAAACCAACCCCCCTACCCCCCTTTGTCGAAATTGTGTGAAGTGAGCACTTACTAACTTAAATGTGTAAGTGAGTACTTACTTACCTATATATATATATATATATAATATATTAACTATAGTATATATATATACTATATTAGATAATATATAAGTATATAGTAACTAGTTATATATTAATATACCCCCAGTAGTATATATATTATTATATATAATAGTATAATAGTTATATATATTATATAGTTATATAATGTTACTAGTATTATATTGATAATATTATAGATATAATATGCAATATAATGCATATAATACGTACATATATACGTACGCGCGCGTATACGTGTACATATGTATACGTACATGGGTACGCAAGGTTTGTAAGGTTCGTGTAAGTATTCTATGGATAATGGGTCACATGCACAGCAGATGTTGTTAATTAGCAACATATGTTGTAAGTTTCATGTAAGGTTTCTGTGTATAATAGAGGCCATGCACTGATACGGTGCACGATACTAGTAAGGACAATGATTCTCACTGTAAGTTTCGTGTAAGGTTAGTGTGTATAATGAAGGTCATACGAAGCAACATGTAATCTTGCATGTTGTGGGTGTTGTGTAAAGACAACAAAAGTTCTTTGGAAGTTGTAAGTTTGGTGTAAGAAACCAGAGTTATAATGGATGCAAGCAAGGGAATACGTACCCCTAATAAAACGTATGCGAAAGCTTTGACTATGGCAACACAGTGTCCATACGAGTTCGCTAGGTGCAAGATACTTGGGAGAGTATCAGGTAAAACCCTAATGGCACAGGGGATAAGTTACCAGAAAACTCTAGGGTTTTCCTTAGTATATGTTACTAGTAACGTGTGCTAAGATCAAGCCTTAGTAAATCAAATTAAACTGTAAAGGAATTATATGTCATACGAAAATAATCTGCGAGTTGCCCTTACCCAAGCAAAAGAAGGTAAGGACATTTCAAGGGAAGCAGGGGCGGGAGTGTGGGCTAACTATGTGAGAGCTACATGCTACATAGGTGGTCAGCCCTCAAATGTAGAAGAGTTGGATAAAGCACACAAAACATTGGTTGATGATCTCAACAACATTAAGGAATTATCCAAGGAAGAGAAAAATAGTCTACGCTCAGCAAAATCCGTAGTAGGCAAGGCCGTTACTAATAACGTTGATGTGTGGCAACGTGACGACTCAGGTAGTGTAGTGATGGAAGATGGATTCCCAATGCCCAAGGGTAAAAGCGAGTTGCAAGAGGCTAAGAGTGACTTTGAGCGTATGCTTGGATTCATCGAGGCGGCACAAAAGAAGTATGACAGCGAGACACGAGATGCATTCAGCAAGGAAGAGTTGCAAGAATTGTGGGGTAAGATTGCCTTGCTAGCTGACTCAGTGTACGAAGCTAAGAACGCACAGTAAGGATGGCAGGGGACTAACAATCCCCTGTTACTAGTAACAAACAAGGATTATCATGCGTAAAATTGAAAAAGCTATGTGTAATGCTGTTAACAATAGGCTTACATGGTCTAATGACAACACATCAGTAAAACCTATTGACGACGTTAACGTAGCAGTGTATCTATGGGGTAATCATATTGCAGACGTTAACAGTAGGACAGGCTTTGTAATGGTTAACAATAATACGTTAGCCAAATGGCCTACAGTTACCACAAAATCACGATTACGTGCATTGGGAGCAACGGTATGAGAGATGAATTCGAGGCAACATTAGTAGGTGTAGTGTTACTAGTAGCACTGCTAGCATTCTTTGACATTCTTTGGAAATAACATGACAACATACAATTTTCACAGCGACCCCGGACATGGATGGCTTGAGGTAGGGAGAGATGAGTTAGCTATGCTACACATCGACGATCAAGTTAGCGGGTATAGTTACATCAAGGGAGATAAGGTATATCTTGAAGAGGATTGCGACGCATCATTGTTCATTAATGCACTGGAGAATTTGGGTGTAAAGTTTACATTCAATAGCATTACTAGTAACAACGATTCACCTATCCGGATGATGAAGAGGTACACAAAATGACCGAAGGTCTGTCATCGTCTCGCATTGTCGAATT